TCGTTGCCATCGGCCTGCGCTGTAATGTGCTCGGCCAGCAGCCCGGCCCAGTAGTTTTCGGCGGTCTGGAACATCTCGGGGTTGTACCATTTGCCTTCCGTGTTCACGCCTTCCTTTCGATAGAGCGGCGGCATGGGCTTGGGGACATCCATGAATGTCGCGGCGATGTCTCTGTATTTCTCCAGCGCTTTTTCAAGGCACTCCAATTCGATTAGTCTGTATGTCATACCGTAAATGTCCTGTACTCTCATATTATGTTGTAGGGTTGAAAGGTCTTGCCCTTGCTTGGGTGCTTTTCGACATGGCGATCGACCATGTTTAGAAACTCCGCTTCTAGGCGGTTGAGGTAGGCGTCGCTGACGCGCGTCAGCCCCGCAACCTTGGCCCTCTTGGAGCCAAGGATGCGGGTGCGTGTTAGTTTTCTGTTTATGTAACTCATCAGTCGTCCTTGTTCATATCTGCGGCTTGCGTGACCCACTCCGGCAAGGGCGCTTTCAGCGTAGATTTGTCCTGTATCGCGTACCAAGCCAGCGCCTCGTTGAGTAGATCCGCTGCCTTGGCCATCCGCTTCAGCTCGTCGTACAGGCTGTTGCGCGTGTCGAGGCGCTCCAGCACTTCGTGGCCGACGGCTCCGTCTCCATCTCCTCCGACATAGGTCTGGCCGTAGGCGTGGAGAATCCCCGGCAGGATGCCCTCCCAAGTGGGCGTTAGGTCGATCGTTTTATTGGTTTTTTCGCTCATGTGTTCTGTCCTTTCAATAGTCGTTTTCGTGCCAAACTTCCCCCGCTGCTGCTGGATCAAACCAGCTCGGCGGTGAGTCGGGGAGCGTTGGGGCTGTAAGCCGCCCTGCGTGGCCCTCTACGGGCAGGCTGGGGTGTTTTGCCTGCGCCTCCTCCATCGTGTCGAAGAACTCGACAGGGATGTCCTGCTGCTGGCCTGCGAGCACGCTGCTCGACCCGTAGGTCTTCGTCGCGTACACGGCCCAGCCGTCGTGTTTGTCTTTGCGTATTGAGTGGGGTTTTGTTGTTTTATCTTCTCTGCTCATTGTTTTGTGGTGTTACGCCGGGCGGGAATTACCCCGCCCGGCTGGGGTTTCAGTTGGCCCATTGCCCGCCGCCTTCGCGCGGTTCATGGGTTGGCTCGCCGCTACAGCGCGGCCCGATTGCCTCCTCGATCATGTTGTCGATCCAGCGGCGGTTGCGCTTCAAGAAGTCGCGCATGGAGCCGCCTTCCCTCTGTCGCCAGCGGTACAGCCCCTCGTCGTTGTTGACCCATTGCTCGCGCTCGGTGTCGTTCATCGTGCGCCCTCCCATTTGCTTTGCATATCGAGCCAGCGCCGCACGCGCCCGACGGCGCGTGGCTGGCTGTAGTCTTGCGGGACACGGTTCCCGTCCTTGTCGCGTGCGTCGATCTCGTCATTGATCGCGGTGCGGATCATTGTGTCGTCTGCGTTGTTGGGTAGGTTGAGAGCAACCAGCGTGCAGATGTCCGTGATCGTCCAGCGGATCGGCGGGTCTTCCTTGTAGTTTTTCCAGCTCATTGGTTTTTTCCTTTCTACCAAGGCGGCGCTTTCGCGCCGCCCTGGTGGTGGTTTCAGACGACGCCAGCGGCGCGTCCCATATCGTCCGCCACGCGCAGATCATGGTCGTCTGCGTGGCCCTCTGCGGGTTTCTCTGCGAGGTCTGCGAACAGCAGCAGCGCAGCGCGCGTGTTCTCCTGTTGCATCGCCTCAACGATGGCCTGCGCCTTGCGCTTGCCAAAGCCGATCACCTTGCTGCCGTCCTTGTGCAGCTCAATTATCGGGTTGCCCTTATATGTGCTGTTTTTTGTCTCGATCATGTTTAGTCCTTTCTGGGTTGCGCCGGGCGGGAATTACCCCGCCCGGCTGGGTTTGTTATGCTGGCAAGTGAATGGGCTTGCCGTCCCGATCCAACGCTCCTTGGCGCTTGTACTCTGCGAGGTCTGCCGCTGCCTCTGCGGCGTCGATGGCGGAGAAGCGGCGCTCCTCCTCGATCCGCTTCAGCTCCTTGAGTGCGGCGGCGTGCTGCGCCACGATAACGGGGCGCGTGCAGCGCTTTTGAACGCTTCCCAACTGGATCACCTCGGAATCGAAATCCGACTCGATGCAGTAGCCCGTGACTTTGCCGTCGGCGTCGTGGGTGTATGTGATCCCGTTGTGGGCGCGCGCTGCGCTGTGGATCGTGCCGCCCGGCATCCTGCGCGTGCCGATTGTCCAGCCGTCGGTGAGTGTCTCCATGCACCAACCGTGCGTGCGCTTTTCGATGATCGTGCGGGGTAGTTTTAAGCCTTCAGCCATTGTTCAATCCTCCTCTGGCAGCCATAGCATCTCAACGACCCGCTGCCCGACCATTGTCCGGCCCAAAAGGAACTCCCAAGAGCCGATCGGGTGATCGCAAGTGTCGATTTCCCACGACCCCCAGCCCACCGGGCTGATCGCGTTCCGATCCATGACCTGAAGCACGGCGTCAGGCCCGTTAGGCGCTGGCCAGCGGTCAACCTCAAGGATCACCCTGAAGACATCCCCGCCGACGAATCCGGCGGAGCGCCTGCGGAGGTGCGGCACGACTTTTAAGGCGATGTCATCCAGCAGCCAATCGGCGCGCGCCATGTCCTTGGTCGTCTTGACGCCGAGCGTGTAGTTGAAGCACTTCACCAGCGGATGATGAAACACTTTTTCGCTCCCCCCTATGGCATACGCGCGCGCGTGAGCGAGCTGCGACGGCTCACAAGGGCCAGTCTGTTTTTGCGTTATTGTAGTCATATTGCGTTTTGTTTGTGGAGCACTAGCGCTCCCCTATGCCCTCCCGGTGAGAGGGCAACGGGGAGAGCTAACTTTTAATCGTTTTCCCATGCCTTGCGCGGCAGCTCGTAATCGTTTGCGCCCATCTTTTCACCGCAGGAGCAGCACTTGTAATCGTCGGGGAAATCCTCGTAGACCGCGCCGGGATAACATTCGATCCATTCGGAGGCTTTCAACTGTCCCTTGGCGCAGCACCACTCATCGTGCTCGCTCGACTTGTTACCGAACCAAACCTGATCGACGGCCATCTCCAGCCCGTTCATCGAGCACGCGCGGCAAATGTCGTAGGTATTTCGATCGTCGTCATCGCGATCCATAACTGATTGGAATCTTGGCATTTTATTGTGTTTTTTTGCGTTTTTTTAGTTATGGCAACCCCATGTTGCCGCGCCCATTCTATGTGAACTACATAGACTGTCAATAGTTTTTTAATTCTTTTTACATAGTTTTTATTGACACGCCTTTTTTGCGGGATTATCGCTTGCCGCTCGTATGGCAACCTCAGCAACGAGCCGCAAAGTGATGGTGAGCTTTTCCATCGAGCCGACGGAGCTTGAGAGGCTTCGGCGCGCCGCCAGAGAGGCAGACCGGAGCTTGAGCGCTTACATCAGGAGCCGCCTACGCCACAGGCGGCGCAGAACAGCATGACAACACAACAACGACTCGCAGAGACGGAAGCAGCCCGGCGCCTTTTTTCGCGCCTAGGGTATGCGATGCAACCCGACGCCGACGGCGTGAAACACTTCGAGAAAATCAGAGATGGCAAGGCTGACCGAATACATCCCCGCCGGACTTTACAGCGCCCGGCAGGCCGCAGAGCTGCTTAATCTGTCGGTGCGGACAATCCGTGAGCGGCTGGCATCGGGAGAGCTTGAGCGCCTGCCACTAGGGCCGCGCCAGATCAGGATCAGCAGCAGAAGTCTCAACGCCATGATCGCACAGCGCCTCGCTGCAGATAGAGCACATAAAAGAAAAGAACCGACGCCGGAATCGGTTTAGGGCGCAAATAATTCCAACAAAAGGGAAGCAGAGCCAGAACACGCCTAGAGCTAGATCATACGATAAACAATCGAGATGCAGAGAGCCAAAATGCTAACAAATAAGCCTATTCTACTCAATTTGTGTCAATTCCGTGCCAAATATCGCGACAAACAGTTTGACGCACGCGAACCGCGCACGCGAACGCGCCCGCGAACGCGCGAGGCGGGGGGGGGGTCATCGCGAAGCGGCCCCGGCCCTATCGCGACATGGATTACTACTCACGGAAAATCTAGTAAATGGGCCTATGACAGATGAAATGATTTCAGAGAAGGAGCTGGCTCATCGATTAGGAGTCACCCGTAATGTCCTGCGATCTCATCGTGAGACCGATTTGGTAAAAAACGCCGATTGGAAAAAAAACGGGCGTGTCATTGAGTACACCAGCGCTGGCGTAGAGAGCCTGATGAAACTCTTGGGGGTAGAGGGGGCCAAAAACGAAAAAAACGGCGTCAGCGAGCGTTCTAGGCCCAAAGAAATGCTGGTGCTGGTTGCGGAGGGATTTCATCCCAGAAGATTCGCCAATTCAAAAATGCTTCCGACGGTCACAAAGAGTGGCGAGGCCGTTTGGGTCAGGGTGAAGGACAACAAGAATTTCAGAGCTATCGACTATCGCAGGGAGCGCATGGAGCTGCCGGTGGTGTGGGACGGCAGGGTTTGGGTGCTTAACCGGCCCTGCCCTCGATGGCTCGGCAAATGGTGAGCGCTGAATGGCGAAAAATAGAGTTTCAGAAAATTGTGGAACGAGTCAACCACAAGCGGAGGAGGCTTCGCTGGTCTTGGGTCAAGATCGAGCGAGCTGGTCAACCCTCCAAGGTGGCGCTGGTCGATCCACAGGGCCAGTTGTGGCTCCTGAAGATGAACAAGGGCGCTTGGATTAAACCGTATGGGGAAACCTCTGACATGGCTGGCAATCAACGAGGAGATAGACAACCCAAGAACAAAGCTGTTGCTGGTAGCAATGGCAGCGCTGGCTAAAGAGGAGAAAGGCAAACCTAACATGGTCTATGCAAAAAGAGAAACCTTGATGAAGTTCGCCAGCTTGACCCGAACCGGCTACTACGAATCAATAATAACGCTGAAAAGCAAAGGGTTAATATCCCCCGTTATCAGCGATTATGGCCAAACTTCCTTTATCGTTAATCTTGAGTCCGAAATACGGACAGAGTCCGAAATACGGACGGATGAGTCCGAAATACGGACGGATGAGTCCGAAATACGGACTCCCCTTACTAGTAATCCTAATACTAATCCTAATACTCTTATCATAGAGAAATCGGTATTCCTTGAAAGGGTGAAGATGGGAGCAGCGATCCCTCCTGACTTTGCCGATGAGTGGTATGAGGATTGTATCCGTAAAGGCTACTTCCTCCAGCCCAACGGTAAGATCAGGCCGTTCGGGACTCAACTCCACCACATGGTGAGTGAATGTCAGTCTTGGTTTAATAAAAGGCGAAAAACTGCGCCGGATTCAACAAGGCCGGAATCCACCTATGAACGAAGGCAGCGCCTCGACGCCTTGGAGATTCTGATTAGGGAACACAACGGAAATCCCGATTCCAAGGAGCGTCAACGCGCCACACAGGAGGAAATTGCCGATTTCAAGGCACTCAAGAAGGATCGAAACCAAATACTAAACGAAATAGGACGAAGAAAATGACGGAATCAGAGACTTTACACTCAATCGACGCGGAAAAAGGGCTGCTGGGCTGCTGCATAGCCGATCCGGCCACCAGTTTAAGTCTGATTATTGATCGGCTAGGCACAATCACGCCTGAAAAATCGTTCTACGCTGTCCGGCACAAGCTCATTTTCAAGACCATGTGCAAGATGTTCTCCAATGGCGACGCCATCAGTCTGGCTTCGCTCAATGTGGAGCTAAAAAAAGCGGAGCCGGATCAGGATTTCATCCAGTATCTTTGTGAGCTTGAAGATTTGGCGGTAACGCCCGGCTTGGCAGAATATTTCCTTCGCGAAGTGTGGGAACAGATGCTGCGGAGGCAGACGATCCGAGTCTGCAATACCATCGTCACCGAGCTGAAGAAGCCGGAGGATCATGGGGGCATCCCGGCAGTCGTGGATCGGGCCGAGGTGGCCCTGCTGGATGCCAACTCGAAAAACAAGGGCGGCGACAGTCAATCTCTGGATCAACTGCTCAACGATTTCGCCGTTGAGATGGACAATTACAAGTACGGTGAGGGCCGAATTACCGGCATCTCCACCGGGTACGAATACTTGGACAAAATGACCGGCGGATTGCACCCGTCTGAAATGGTCGTTTTGGCTGGCCGCCCCGGTTCTGGGAAAACCTCGATCGGGATGAACATCGTGGAAAACATGGTCATGGCTGGCAAATCGGTGGGGGTGTTCTCACTTGAAATGAGCGCCCTAGAGCTGGTCAAGCGCCTGATCTTCTCCCGTTGTCGTGGGGATTATCAAAAGTACCGCACCGGCTTCATGGATAAAAAGAAGGATTTGCCTCCCGTCAGCCATGCTGTCGCGGAATTTTCGGGCAAAGGGATTCACATCGACGACGGTAACGGAACCATCACCGACATCCGTGCCAAGGCACGCCGGATGAAGCAGATGCACGGCATCGACTTGGTTGTCATCGACTATGTCCAACTGGTCGCCGGGGATTCCAATTACCAATCCAGAGAGAACGAGGTCGCCAAGGTTTCGATGGGGATCAAGCAACTGGCCAAGGAGCTGAATGTGCCGGTGCTCGCTCTGGCGCAAATGAACCGGGAATCCGAAAGGGATTCTGGAAACCGCGCCCCCCGCATGACGGATTTACGCGAAACGGGTCAACTGGAGCAGGATGCAGACTGCATTATGATGCTGCACGAAGTCCGGCCCAAGGACGAGAAGGAGGAGGAGGATTGGAAGAAGGCCGGGATCGGTGAGAACGCCAAGACCGGCTGGGACTGCGCGGTGCTGGCCAGAAACCTCTACATCACCAAGCAGCGCAACGGCCCGGTGGGCGATTGCCATTTCATGTTCCACAAATCCTCCATGACTTTTGAGGAAAGAACCCCATCCAAGGTGGAGGAGATGATAATGCACAATGGGAAATTAAAGGATTTGGCAACATGAAGACGAAATACGGTTGGAGTGCTGTCCGCCACAGGCATTTTATGCAGCGGTCTTTGAGTGAGAGGGAGAGGTTGGAACGGGCGCATCCAACCCCTTGTCCTTGGAAGTATAAGCGTGAACATAAAGTTTATCCGAAGCCGGTTCACGCAAACTGTTGCAGTCAATGGGAGAGGAAGTGGAACGGCTATTGGTGGGAGGAGGCGTGAATTTAGGCAACATGAAAAAACCTTGCCGCATAAAGGCGAGGATGCTTGGCAACACCGTAGCTTCATGTTCCCCGCCGAGTGGTGGGGGTGGCCGCAGCTCCGGCTGGTTTTATTGGTTTTTCCTGCCGGGGCTGGAACTTTGAGATGTGGAAAAAAATGAAAGATCAGGAGCCGGAAAGCGGCGCGGAGGTGCTGGTGAAGGAGGCAGGCGGTCTGCCTCCCTCCCTGCGCTGGCTCGCGGAATACGACTCTGGAAAAGGCGGGTTCCACATCGTCAACGGAGGTTTTTTGGAGACCGGGGATGTTTCTCATTGGATGGAAATCCCCCCGGTTCCAGAGGAGAAATAACAATGGCAAAAGTAAAAAACGGACGACTGTTCAAGGTCGAAAACAAGGGCCGAAAATTCGGCGCAAATGAGTTCTATGCCTTCACCTATCTGGAGGACAGCGACGGCGACAACGAGACTCCCTATTTGTTCACGCCAAGCCAGTTGGAGGTGGCCAAGATTCGGGCGGAAAAGAACCCAGAGGACTTGCTCAAGAAAGACAGACTCACCGATTGGTTTGATTGATGACAGCTTACTTTCCTTGTGAATATTGTGATTTGAAACAGTTAATGGACGATGATCCTTATTTGTTTCATGGGCTTACCAAAGAAAGAGAGATAAAGTTCAAGGAATGGTTGCCTAATAATATGCACATCTATGACGCCTTCTTTCGGTACGCTACTGAATTAAGGTGTCACGGACACAGAGAGTATTATTCCGCCCGTGCCATTTGGGAACGGTTGCGATGGGACACTTTGCTGCAAGATTCTGGTGGCCCTCCCCCCAAAATTTCTGATCTGAATATGCCTTTTGTTTCGTGGCTGGCTATGTATGCGGAGCCACACTTGAGTGGGATGTTCAGGAAACGCAGAAAACGGGAAGAAGGAGGTTCTCTTAATGAATAAAGAAATAAAGGCCATTTTGGAGGAGCCGGAAACTGAAGACCGGCGTGAACTGGAGCGGAAGGTTTCACATATAAGAGTCATCGATCTGGTGGTCTCTTTCATTTCCATTCTGTTCAAAATCGTCTGTCTGAAAGTCAGGAACTTCATCAAGAAGCTATGAAACAAAAAAACAAACTATACCATTACAATGCCGAAATCACCCGCGTCGTGGATGGCGACACGGTCGATGCCTTCATCGATCTGGGGTTCGATATGCACTCAAAGCAGCGCGTCAGGCTCTTTGGCATCAATACGCCGGAGTGTCGAACGCGGGATAAGGAGGAAAAGAAGAAGGGTCTTGCGGCCAAGGCGTTCGTTTGTGAGTCGCTCAAGCAGAACAAGAACAAATGCGTCATCAAGACCCGTCTGGACAAGAAGGGGAAATTCGGGCGCGTGTTGGGGGTTGTGTATGTGGCCGACTACAACTTGAACTCTCTGCTCGTCGAGAAGGGCCATGCCGTCAGGTATTACGGGGGGAAACGGTAGCATGATGTCTGACGAGGAGATCAGGGACGACGCGCTGGTGGCCTTTTCGCTCCGTGCGACCGCGAAATTCAACAGCGGCATCAGGGAGCATAACCCGAACGGAGACCGGGGCATGATGAAGATGACTCAACTTCAGCGGATCAAGGCGGCTCAAGAGGAGTGCATGGACACTTGGTTTTACCTTTATTCGATGGAAATCGCAGAACTGGAAAAACGCTAATGAGAAAATCAAAAGGAATGACCGGCGGCTCAATCAAGCAGCCGGATGTGCTGGAGGACGGCAGCGACATTGATCCGAGCCAGATCGTTGGCCTTAAAAAACTGATAAACGACGGCAGCAACCGCTTTTGGGCGAAGCGCGGCATGGTCGATCCCTCGACCGAGCGGGGGTATCACTATGGACAAAAATCAAAATCTAAAGGAACAGAAAACCCCGGCTAAATCCCCTCTCCTGCCTGCTGCTGTTCAGAATGAACTGTTTTCGGACGAGGAGTTTGCCTCTGGCCGGGAGCTGGTGGAAGCCTACGAGGCCAAGCCGGGGAAGTTCAGCGGAAAGATTCTGGAGCGCCGCAAGGAGCTGGTGGACACGATCCTGATGCACATTGTCGATGGCTGGTCGGCCCTTGCGATTTCAAAGGTTTACCGCATCAGTAGAAACTCCATCCAAGCTCTGATTCAGCGCGCCGAGGACGATGGCCGGATCGCCGCCTTTGAGAATCGCTTGGCGGGGGCTTTGAAGTACAATGTCATGCTTTCAACCGAGGTGGTTCAAGAGCATTTGGAGTCTGGGAATGCCACCATGAAGGATGCCTACATGAACATGGGCATTAGTGCGGATAAGCTCTTTGTTCTCTTGGGTAAGGCCACCAGCCGGGTGGAGCACAGTTACAAGGACAATAGCAAGGAGTACGAGGCGGATGTGAAGGCGCTGATCGAGGAGGGGAAGAAACTTTTAGAGGAGAAAAAAGTGGCAATCGATGTCGAATCAAGAACAGAAATTCAAGGGGTTCAAGCAGACCCCGTTCGCGGCGATACCTGAAATCACGCCGGAGGAACTGGCCATTATCGGCCAATCCAAGGGGTTGAGGAAGGTGATGGATGTCCTTGAGCGCCGTGAGAAGATCATTCATGCCGCCAAGGTAGATCCGCTGCGTTCGGGCATCGTGCTCGATCCTTGGAAGGATGCCTACCGGCTGCTGGAGGAATGCGATGAAATTTTGATTCTGGGAGGCAATCGCGCCTCCAAGACGGATTTTGCGGCGCGGGTAGCCGTGGAAACTATGGTCGAGGAAGACCGCCGTAATGTGTGGTGTCTGCACTCTACTCTGCCGAGTTCGATCGAGATGCAGCAGCCTGTTATCCGCCGCTATCTCCCCACGGAGTGGCGTGACATCGGGAAGCAGGGTCAAACCACCAATGTTCGCTGGACAGACAAGGGCGGTTTTGCCGATCAGGTTTTTATTCTCCCCAACGGCTCCCGTTGCCGCTTCTTAAATTACTCCATGCAGGAGAGCGTGTTTGAGGGCGGCGAACTTGACCTGATCTGGGCCGACGAGCTGATCGGGTACGAACTGGTCAAGACGCTCCGTTTCCGTATCGCCACCCGTTCCGGCAAGCTCATCATCTCGTTCACGCCGGTCAAGGGCTACAGCATGGTGGTCAAGGAGTTCATTGCAGGGGCAAGGGTTCTGGAGTCCCGCCCTGCCCCTCTGCTTGAGCAGGATCGGGTTCATGTGCCAGGTTGTCCGCCGGGCGAGATGCCCTACATCCTCCAGCCCATGCGCGGCAACGCGCGCGTGATCTGTTTTCACTCCATCTGGAACCCGTTCGGCGGGTACGGCAACATCGTCAAGATGCTGGAGGGCAAGACCTCGGAGGAAATCAAGATTCGGGCCTACGGCTGGGCCGAGCGTCTGGAGGGCAAGGCGTTCCCCAAGTTCAACGAGAAGGTTCATGTCGTCGATCCCAAGGACATCCCAACCAAGGGAACCCGTTACTGCTCCTGCGATCCCGGCGGAACCAAAAACTGGTTTCTCAAGTGGTATCTTGTGGATGATCTGGATCGGGTCTGGCTGTACCGGGAGTGGCCGGATCGCAAGCAGTACGGCGAATGGGCGCTGCCGGGCGACAAGCCGGACGGCAAGCCGGGGCCAGCCCAGACCCCGTTGGGAATGTCGATCCTCTCCTACAAGCGCCTGCTGGCCGAGCTGGAGGGTTCCGAGGAAATCTTTGAGCGCGTGATCGATCCGCGCGGCGGAGGGGCGGAGGTTCCCAACATCAAGCAGGGTCAGAGCATCATCAGCATGATGGAGGAGGAACAGACCTCTATGGACGGCGAGGTGGTGGGGCCAGCTTATATCTGGTACGCCGGGCCGGGCGGCGACATCGAGGACGGGATCACGGTCATCAACGATATGTTTGATTTCGACGACACCCAGCCGGTCAACGCCATGAACAGCCCCCGCTTCTTCATCTCCAGCGCCTGCGAACAGAGCATCTATGCCTACTCGGAATACACCGGTCTGGACGGATTGAGGGGCGCGCTCAAGGATGTGGTTGATCCTGATCGCTACCTGTTCAAGCGCGGCGTCTTCTATGTGGACGATCATGTGATGCAGGCCACGGGCGGCGCGCAGCCGCTCGGCGCGTTTGGGCGCTCGGCGCGGTATTCGGACTTTGACTTATGAAATTCAACGATCTGCCACTTCTGCTCAAGCCGTATCGAGTCTCGGAGATCACCGGGATGACGAAGCGGCGGCTCCGTGATCTGGTCAGTAATGGCGAGCTGGAGGTGATCTACACGAAAGGACGGCGTCAACCTCTCTACAAGCGGGAGAGCGTCAGGGTGTTTTTAAAGCTGGAAGGAAATGAAGAACTACGAAGATAAAGAAAAGAGGAACGCGGACTTGGCTATTCTTGCCGTCGATCACCGATTCGGCGCGTTGCTGGACTTGTTGGGCGAATTGCATATCGCGGAATCCGTGATCGCGAGCGACCCCAACATTGCCTCCGATCATGGTCGGCTCGCCTTTTATGTGGGCCGGATGGATTGTTACCGGCTCATTAAAGATCATTTGACGGCTCTGGCCGGAGATGATGATACCTAATTTCGCACCGTTTAATACCGTTTAATACCGTTTAAACCCGTTTAGACATACCCGGTGTTGCCGGGAGGAACTGAACCCGTGTAAGGCTGATCCCTTACGCGGGTTTTTCTGTTGGTTGACCCGTTAAAAAATCAACCGCTGTTAACCGTCTTGCAGGTAAAAGCAATGGAAGCACAAGTTATAGATGCACAAGAAGGCGCAGCGACCGCCGAGGAAACTCCCGTCGCGGATAACATCTCCTTTGAGGGTCTGGGGGAGTTGTTGAACCAGAAACCAGCCCAAGAGCAGGAACCCGCTGAAGGTGTGGATGAGCCGCCTCCAGCGGATGCACCGTCCGAGCCAGAGGAAACAGCCGATCCGGCTGAACCAGAACAAGCCCCAGAGGAGCCGGAGCAATCCAGCCCTGACGAGGCCGACGCTGGGATCAGCGACAAGGCGCAAGCCAAAATCGACAAACGGATCAGCAGTTACGCGGCTAGGGCCAAGGCAGCAGAGGAACGGGCGCGGGAAATCGAGCAATCAGTCGAGACGCTCCAGTCCGAGAAGGCCAAGTTGCAGGAACAGATCGAGAAGGCAGGCACGGAAACGCTGCTTGCCGGTGATCCCCTAGCTGATGTTGTCAGCAAGGGCGAGCTGATCGAGCGGCGGAAGCAGTTTCGGGATTGGCGGCGCTGGGCGAGCCGGAACATGGACGGGGGAACTTTCTCCTTCGGTAACGGCAAGGAGCAGGAATACACCGCAGAGGAGGTTCAGCGGATACACGACAACGCCGAGGATATGTTGGAAATACACATCCCGGCGCGGGAACAGTATCTGGAGAACCACTCCCGTTTTGAACAAATGGTCGGGGAACAGTTTCCCGAATGGAGTGAACCCAGCAGCAAGGCTTACCAAGAAAACATGGAAGTCGTGCGGCAGATGCCGGAACTCAAGCGGTTCCCCAACTGGAAACAGTTGGTGAGCGTTTTCCGGCTTGGGTATCAGGAGTATGACAAAATGCTCCAGCCAACCGAGAAGCCCAAGTCCAAGAAGGTTGAGGCTCCCTCAACGCCGACCAGCGTTCCATCCCCCTCCGCAGCCCCCGCCCCGGCAAAGAACGCGAATCTGGAAGCTGAACTCGCCGCAGCCCAAAAGGCCGTGGACGACTCCAACGGATCAGCCGATGCCTATGCTCAAATGCTCATAGTGAAAGACCGCCTAGCGCAAGCGCAGGCGTCAACAACCTAAAAAGACAAAACTATGGCTAGTGCAAACAGCTATGCTTCTCCCTCCACCGATGGTGGCAACAGGGAAGACTTGCGAGATGTGTTAACTATACTGGAGCCAGAACAGACTCCAGTTGTCTCGGCTATTCGCAAGGGGCCGGGGCCACGGGGAACCTTTACCGAGGTTCTAGCAGATGAGCTGGATAAACCGCAGATCGGCGGTCAACCAGAGGGCAAGGACATTACATCGTTCTCAAACAAAGCCACCAAGCGTCAGCGCTTTGGAAACTATATCCAAATCCAGACGCGGGACTTTGGCGTGACCGATGTTCAGCAGTTGGTCGATACCGCCGCAGTCAGCGACGAGTACGGCTACGCCAAGATGAAAACGCTTCGCGAGATGAAGCGCGACATCGAGGCCACCATCTGCTCGGACAACGATCGCCAGAGTGGCAACGGAACGGATGAATGGAAGACGCGAGGATTATTCCGCTGGTTGCGGGGTACGGCCAACAACGCCCCTATTGATATTCCTGTCGAGTACCGCACTCCTGCGGCTCAAGACACATCGGCCACCGTTACTGAAACGGTCTTGAACAATGTGTTGCAGAGTCTCTTTGAGACTCACTCGGCCAAGAACTCCTACATGGGGGTCTTTTCTCCGAATGTGGTCGAGATCATTGACCTGTTCACTCGCATCGAGGGAAGCAGCGGTCGGGAGCGTTACACGATCAACGACAATGCGGCCACCAAGACCATCAACCTTGAGGTCAAGGTGTTCAACAGCTCGTTCGGTCGCTTGAACATCCTGCCGTCGGTGTTCCTAAACTGGGACACCTCGGCCAACTCGTTTGATGACGACGCAGGACTGATCCTCGATCTGAAACTGCTGGAGCTTCAATACATGATGCCCCTCACCGTTCACAATATGGACGACGAAGGCGGCGGAAAGCGTGGGTACGCGAAGACCATTTACAGTCTTTGTTGTAAGAATCCGAAGGGTTTGGCGCGGATGCTCGCTGCTGACTAATAACTGATAAAGGAAAGGATAATAACATAATGAGACATTATCGTTTAACAAATCAGGAGAGGGCTGGAAGCGGGTTCACGGATCAATTCGTGATCGAAGGCAAGGAACTGACGGCTGCGGCTGCAACGCAAACTATTGCATTAACAACTGAAACCAATGCTATAGTGGATGATGTTGTTGTTGTTCGGCTTGATGAAAAAATAACCGGGCCTGCTGGCACGGTTAAGGTAGAAATTGGTACGACTGCTGATCCGAATTATCATTGTACTTTGTCTGCTGACTTAAAGGCTGCTGCCGCAGGAGCCTTAACGGGGTCAGTTTCGACATCTACCCGTGCCGTTACGGTCATCAGCTCGTCCACGGCGATAAACGCCAAGTTCACGGAGGGGGGTAGCAATCAGTTCGACGCTACAACCAATGCCGGACAGGTGTCCGTATTCATGCGGATCGTTAGAAGTAGCGATCTTGGATACGACCAGTCGTAGTGGCTGACATACTCATACCGAAGTTCGGGGGGCGGGGGCGCGATGGCGCTTCCGTCGCCCGTGCTTTGTGTGATCCAGAGCTTCACCAGAAATACATCAACGCCGAGAAATCGAAGTACCGGCGCAACGCTCAAAAGATTTTTCAGAGATACAAAAACCGTCAGCGCCGACCGGGATCAGAATACGATCTGGAAGCGGTGATCCCTGCCCGAACCTTCTTCCGCTGGATGCAGACCGATCCGCACTTCTGGGAGGATGACGGCAATGTTAAAAAATTCATCAAGGACAACCCAGAGGTTAAGCCGTGGAAGTAGTCAAGTATTCTGATTTGGTAAAGCGCGTGTGCGCGCTGGCGCAGCGCGTTTACAGCGAATTAAGCAACGACGACAACGACCTGATTGGAATATACCTCGACCAGCGCCTCAAGCTGATCTGGGAATACTACGATTGGCCGGAACTCAAGCGCGCAGAGAAGCGCTACTACCGGCCCCTCTACGCCACGGCCACCACTTACAGCGCCGGGCTGGAGGTCTATTACCCGACCGAGAAGAAATATTATCAGGCGCTCAAGGCCACAAACGGCAACGCCCCCACCAGCACCTCTCATTGGGCCGAGTCCAAGCAGAGCTATTCCGGCGACTCATGGGTGAGCGGAACCACCTATGCCGTGGGGGATACTGTTCTCTACGCCGTGGACGGCAATTACTACGCCTGCCACACCGCGCATACTGCCAGCGGCACGCTCACGCCGGACGGCGCGGGGGGCAATGACAGGTGGGGCAAGCTCACGGAGCTTGACCAGTATGTTGCGTGGGAGCAGACCGGCGAAAACAAGATTGGCGACATCATCGAGGTCTGGGATCAGAACCCGCGCACCAACAACAAGGCGGAGCCGGAAACCTATTTCCAAAGTGAAAACGGCATCCAAGTTTTGAATGGGCCAAACTTTGTTTTTGTGGAATACAGGCAGCGCCTCCCCCACCTCCTGTACACCGCATGGGCGACGGGATCGGACTATGGTGAAAACGATGTCGTCCGTTTCCCTGCAACCGGCGCAGACTTTGATTTATACAAGGCGACAGGCGATCACACGCCCAGTAATTCCAATAAGCCAGAGGAAACGGGCGCGCCTTGGTCTTTGATTCAAATCCCGCGCGACTTCTCCGCGTACCTTTCCCACGGCGCGGCGTCGAACCTGTTGCAAGTGGACGAGAAGGAGACGCTCGCGCTGGCGCAGGAACAGTACGCGGAGCAGGCATTGAGCGAGCTGCTCGACCGGGTCGAGCGACAGGAGCAGCAGCAGCGTCAGATGAAGGTTTTACAGAGGTAGATTTGTCATGGCAGCAAACAACGATACACTAAAGGAAGGGGTACAGATTCTGTATCAGGTTACACGGCAGTCGGGCGTAGCGGCGGATGTTCACGATCGATGTCTGAAGGCAGCGCAGGAGCTGGTGGCTCATCTTGATGGCGATCCCGGTTCAAACTCGGATCAGCCGGAAATCGTGATGCCGGGTGCGCGAGGTAAGTCAAAGGAACCAGTTAAAACATGAAAAAAAGCAAAACAGTAATCGGGGCCATCGGGGCCATCTTGGCGGCGGCGGGGGGTTATTTGAGCGGCGAGCTTGAGATCGGCGCGGCAATCAATGTCCTGACGACATCGATATTGGCAATCTTCCTTCGTCACGGAGTGAAGAAAGCAGAGGACGCAGCCAAATGATAGATTATCGATAACACATGGGAATTATCAGGGCCATTGCGACCTTGATAAACGCCTTTCCGTCGCTGGCGAAACTTTTGGAAAGGATCAATTCTGCGATCAAGGAAAAGAACGCCCGTGAAAATTACGACCGGAAGGCTGATGCGATTGATGCTGCTGTCCGTGCTGCTAACAGCGGGATGTCAGCACGCTCGGTTGAATGGAGTGGATCAGATGCTGGAGCATCCGCAGTTTCAAGCGGCGGCGCAGGCAGCACCACAGTTCACAACGGAAGTAATGAAGAAGCTGGCAGAGTATGAGTACGAACTGGAGCGGCGCTGATGCCAGAATACATCACAGACGGGGATCAGGGGTTTGTCGGGGTCAACATGAACCTCGACCCCGCGCTGCTTGAGCCGGGTCATGCAGCCGAGGCAATCAACAAGCGCTTCAAGAACGGTGTCGCTCGCACCCGGCCCGGCCTCGTCAAGCTCAACTGGAGCAATCTCGCCAAGGCCGACTACGAGAACAAGACCTACGCCGAGAACGACATAGTCCGCTACAGCGGACGCAAGGCGACCAGCATCACCGGCACATCGCCAAACCAGACCTTCACCACGGCCATCGTCAGCGACGGCTTTGACTTTGCCTCCGGCTACAACTTCGAGGCCGATCCCGGCGGCTGGACAAAGGGAACCGGCTGGACAATCAACACCTCGGCAAACAAGGCCACCTCTGACGGCTCGCAATCCGCCCTTTCAAATTTAACGCACGCGATCGACACAGCGCCGGGCCACGCTTACAAGGTCACATTCACCATCCTTGATTACAGCGGGGGAACCTTGGAGCCGTTCCTTGGTAACGCCGACAACGGGATTTCGCCCGTCTCTGGAAATGGAACCCATACCGTTGTGCTCACGACATCTAATCCCGAAGACACGATCCATTTGCAGGCGTCAGCCGATTTCGTTGGGTCGGTCAAGGATGTCAAGCTATGTGAACCGGCTCAAGTGCAGCAAAACGCCAACACCGGCCCGGCGTCCAACCCGTTCATCGGCCCCTATTTCAAGCGGACAAGCGTGGCCACCCACACGCACCCTGCTGCGAGCTACGCGCTTGTGAACAATGTGGAGACATGGACGGTTTCATCGAGCTGGACGGATTTGGGTTCCAGAATCTTTCCGTTCAGCACCGTCTACGGCGCTGGCGTCTTCAACGATCCCAACAACGAGGAGTATGTCATCATTGCCACCAGCGACGGCATTTACGCCACCAGCGAGGGGTTCCTGACATTCAAGCTGCCGGGGCTGGCCAGCGTGGATCGGGATGTGACATTCGTGCAGGCGTTCAACCAGATGGTGATGTTTCGCGGGGAGAATCAGGCTCCAATGGTGATGGCCGATCTGGCCAAGGGCTTTGTCTCTGTCACGCAGGAGGACACCGATTTGAGCATCGAGGACAATGACTTCGATGGAACCGACACCATCCCGAACGCGGAGAATGGGATCTACTTTCAGAACCGGCTGTTGATTCCCCACCAGCGTGACCTAGTGGCTGCCAGCGACTACCTCAATGTCACGCGGTATCAGCCGGTTCTGTCTAACTTCAGAATCAACCAAGGCTCCGAGGACAAGCTGGTGGCGCTGCACAAGTTCGACGCCTCCACCGTGATCTGTTTCAAGTCCAGCTCGATCTACATGGTGCGGAACATCTACGGCAACCTCACCGACATTGTGCTCGACGAGCTGACCAACGCCTACGGCTGTTTCGCCGCCAAGAGCATTGCCAGCGTCGGGCGCGATGTGTGGTTCCTCTCCGACAAGCGCGGCATTTGCAGCCTCGGCATCACCCAGAGCGGCGCGGTGCAGGGCGCTGACGAGCCGGTTTCAAGGCCGATCCAGCCGATCATCGACCGCATAAACTGGAACGCGGCCCACAAGGCCGTGAGCGCCTACAACCAGAACCGCTTCTACTGCGCGCTGCCCATAGACGGGTCGGATTCGCTGAATGTCATCGTCTGTTATGACTTTCTTTCAGGCGCATGGGCCGGGATGGATCAGGGCATCAAGGATTCCTCCGATTTCAAGGTCAAGGAGTTCATCCAGCCCAAGATCGCCGGGCGCAAGCGACTCTGTTTTCTGGACGAGAACAACACCATCAACCTCTACGACGATGAGGAGTACGGCGGTGTGGTGGATCAAACCCTCAACGCCGACGGCTCGCTCACCAACTACAACATCGAGGACAAGCTCGTCAGCCGGGGCTACAACCTCAAGAACATGGAGCGCAAACATTGGCACGCGGCGCGCGTCTGCGCGCAGAGCCTCAACCCCAGCTTCACCGTGCGCGCCACCGTGGACGGCGCGGAGGAGACGGAGACGGTCAAGGGGCCGATCACATTCGACCGCACCAAGTACGACAAGCCCTTCTATCAGGCCGACTTTGTCGCCACCAATGTCAATCAGGATTTCTCAACCAAATATCGTCAGGACTACTCGATCTCGCTGGCTGAAGACGGAAGCACGGCGGCGGGTCAGTTGTGGCTCTCTAAAGACAACGCCGACGGGCCGGGAGTGTTCCCCGATCTGCATCAGGAGTCGCAGAACAAGGTGCGGCTCAAGGCGGACGGGCGTTATGTCCAGATCGATGTGCGGAACACGCAGGGCAGTCTGAAGATCAGCTCGATCTTGGTGGACGGCTTGCAGGACAAAATGAACTTAAACAAGGATACATAGGATGCCATTATCAATCACAGTACAAGCAAACGAATCGTTCCCGGCCAACGAAGCCGTGACGCTCGCGAAACTTCGCAGCGCCGCCAAGCCCAGCGTGGCCATCAGCGGCTCTGTCGGGTCGGACGATCTTGCGGCCAATAGTGTTTCGGGAACAAACATCGCCGCCTCCTCCATCACCGCCGACAAGATGGGCTTGGCCGCAATCACGGGCGAGACGGGGAACACCACCCGCAAGGGCGTTATTCTGGTCAGCGGCACGACCAGCACCGACAAGCAGTACGGCGAGCTGTATGCCGGGAAGGTCAACCAGTTCCTGATCGGGACGGGAACCGTCTCGGAAGGGGCATGGACAGGCACTTACGATCTCAAGAGCAAGGCGCTCTCCGCCGCCTCCTCCGTGGAGGTGACGGCGCAGGGCGACAATGACTTCGCCCTGACCATCAAGGACGACGCGGTGGTCAAGTCCATGATGACCAACAACTCGGTCGGCAACAGCGAACTCTCCGGCTATGCCGTGACGCTCAACAAGATCGCGCCGGGCGGCGGGATCGCGGCAGATGGCGGCATCGCAGAGAACGACTCCTCCTTCTGGGGCGGCGTGCTCGACATCAACCCCAACTCAAAGGTCGCTGGCTACGCCGGGGAAGTGGCGGCGCTCCAGCCGACAGCAGCCAATCAGGTCATCTACTCCGAGGCATCAGGCGCTCGACTCAAGTTCGGGGCGCACCCGTCCATTCCGACGGCTTGGGTTACGGCTAGGCAAAAGGGAGGGACGCTGAATTGGGAAGGCTCTGGTACGGTTGACAACACGGATTTCAGCATTATCTCGGCACGGGGTGTTGCCTCGGTGGAGCGAACAGGGCTTGGAACCTACAAGATAAAATTTGACGCCGGATATTACGAGACAGCCCAAGCGGTTCAAGTTACAGGGTCAGGGTTTTTTGACTACAATAATGTAGTGTTCCCGGTTGGCGGCACTCTGCATGACACAACTGGCGTCACGGGTAACACAATCACAACCAGCAACGATGTGCAGGAGATGACTGTTACCTTTTACGGTGGTGTTCACTCTCTAACGCTTGCGCAACTTTACAAACGAAATCCAACTATATTCCAGCTCTATTTCTATTGATGATTACTGACGCAAAGATCAGCAGCGCTGCGAAGATCAACCCGGCCAAGATTGCTCCCGCCCAGGTGGGGCAGCTCATGGTGGCGCAGGCCAACGGCAAATACGCGCCCGTCACCATCAGCGGTGACGCCAAGCTGGCTCCAGACGGCAAGCTGCGCCTCAAGAATGTCGCGCCTGCCACGACTGCGGACTTCCAGAACCCAAACGAGCAGGCACTCAAGCGCTCCGACTTGAAGGAAGGCAAGACCCTCGTCGGCGGCGCGACCACGCCGGTTGAAGTGCCGGTCGGCACGGGCGCAAACGCCATCCCGCAAAGAGACTCCAGCGGCAACCTCAAGGCCGAGACGGCAGACAACGCTGACAAGCTGGATAATCAATCTGGCACATATTACACCAATGTAGACAACCATGTTTACCCAGATCAAACGACAACCGAGACGAACG